ACTGATTCGCAACAGGTTGCACAATCTGCCCCTGTAATATCTCTTGCACGGCTTGGGCGTTTGTCATCGCCATCTCTTGTGATGTTTGGTCAACTTTGCCTAAAGTTTCCAGCGTTTGGGCGCGTTTCAGTTCTGCGCTTGCTACGGTTTCCACAGTGTCAGCCCTTGCTTTTGCTGCTTTTGCCGTTTCATTTTCAGCCGCCGCCTGCAAATACATGGAATTCGGGTCTTGCGGCTGGCCTTGCATTTCTTCCATCAAGGTTTGCGCTTCATCATCTGTTGGCTTAACAACACCCATACGCAGTAACTTCTTGCGGAAATAAGCATTAGCATCTTGCACGCCCTCGCCTTCCATGTTCATCATCGCCATTGCTGTCAGCACTTGGGCGGTCTCAGGGTCTTGGGTAATTTGAAGCATCCCAGTCAAAGCCCTGACCGTGGCTGCACGCTTGCTGCTACTGGATGGCCCGACTTGCGAAACAACATCAAAAGTGGCATCACTCAAGTCGTTCGCCATCATCATGCCGCCCGTCTCTGGGTCAATCATTGGCTGCATTAATTCGACCATGCCAGCTTCGCCAGTAGGCGCAATGGTTTTCATCTTGCGCTTATCTTCAGTGTAGATTTCCTTTGCCATGCTCAACCAAATCTCACCACATCGCTTCATGCCTTTGGCAAAGTTGCTCATGTAAATGAAGGTCTGCATATCCACACGGGTTTGTATCAACTCAACCGCCTTGCCTGATACGCCCGAAACTATCTTGTCTGCGCCCTGCGGGTTGCCCAAAATGTCCTGCATATCCTGCTCAGTAATCTGCAAAAGTGCCGCCATTGCTGGTGGGATTTGTGCTGACTTTGTGTAAGCAACAGGCCCACTAATTTGCGTTCCCCCATCAGCCCCAGTCACAGGGTTAATCAAAAGATAAGGGTAATCCCGCAAGTTATCTTCAGCCCACATCACTTGATGCCCTGCAACTTGCTCGGGTGTCATGATGGGCTTTTCGATGCTGGACAGTGCGCTGATCTCACCCAGCTTACTAAGCTGCATATTCTTCAGGCGTTGGGCATCTTTGGCAAGCCTGACTGCACCCATACAGCGTTCGATGTTATCCACAAACCAGCGTTTGCCGTAGACCACCACAATCGGGATGCACTTGCCAGCAATGTAGCCAGCATCTTCTAAAACCTTGCCGCCCGACATGATGTATTTGCGAACACGCATCCGCTTGACACGCTTTTGGCGTACCTCACGAGTGCCGACTGCCATTAAGGTTTCTTCTAGCGTCTCATCGTTCACAAAATCTGTAGCGGTATAGCGTTCTTCTGTGCCATCAATCGCTTGGAATATGCGGATTAACTCGGTCTTTTCCTCAAGTTTGTAGTATTCAGCAACAAACACAATGTCAGGGGTTGCCCAGTCAAATTCGTACTGGTGAATAATCTTAGGCCAGTCTGTTGGGTCATCGTTATAGACTTCTTTGTAGCTTTCTCGGGTCATGCTGGTGACCACAAAGCAATACTTAGCGTCTGATTTATCTTGCCGCTTGGCGTTAAGGTCAAAGAATACTGAACTGTCAGCATCGTAGATAGGCTCAAAGCGAATGCGCTGGCGGTCGTCCTCGTCATCTTCTTCGTCCTCGTAAACTGTCCGCAGCCGCCATGCACCAATCCCACCGCCTACAGCTTCTTCAAAAGCGTTGTCGTAAGCCTCATCAGCCACGGATGCCTGTTCATCAGCACGATATAGGCCATCGCAGACTTCAGCCAGCTTGTCATTCTCTGTGCCATCTTTGCTTACATAATCAACTGTGATGCGATTGTTTCGGTATTCGTTAACAATGCGAATAACAGCCAACATAATTTTGTTGACTTCAAACTTGGGTTTATTTTCGTACTGGTCGTAGAGTGGGCCTTCCCACTGACTGCCGCACAAAGAATAAAATCTACGGTCTTGCAAGCATTGCAAACGCTCATCCCGCAAGGCGGTTTGTATGTCGTTGAACTGCCGCAGTGCTTCAGCGTGCAGATTGGCAAGGCGTTGGTCGTTGGGTATTCGTGCCATATTTGTCCCTTTAAGGCGATTATCTACCAGCGTTTGACATTGGGCAATGGCGTAAATGTAGCTGGTTTTGTGACCGCTGACCGCCTGATGCCCTCACACGCATACCGCAAAGCATCAATAACATGGTTCTTTTTGTCCTCAAGCTGGGGCAAGATACGCCCCGTCAATGGGTCTGATTTATAACTGTACAAACTTAGTTCGTCAATGGTGTGGATGCAGCGAGGGTGAACCACGATGTCGTAGTTCTTTAAAAACTCAATGCCTTCCTCTACCGACTTTGGTCCTTTGACCGCAGTCATTATCTTAGGAAACCCATTGCGCTTCATGTGACTGATGGTCTCTGGTCGGGCTGAGTCTGCAACGATAGGCCATTTCTCAGCCTCCGGCACTTGCATGAATAGTTCGGGCGTGTTGACAATCTCGCAGCCCACCATATACGCTTCGTAGTCAATATAGAGCGTGCGCCCGATTATGTGGCAGCGCACCAATACTGTCGGGTCAACTGAGAATCCCCAATCTGCTCCAAGGCGATGAATGGCTTCGTCTGGTGCTTCAAACTCATCAATCTTCCAGTTTCTAAATACCCTGCTGTTGCTGTTTCGTAAGTACTGACCCATCCAAACGTGCTGATACTTATCAGGGTCACGCCGCTTGTCGTACTCCATTTCGTCCTTCAGGACTTGCGGAAACCACGGGTTGTCGCCAAAGTTGACCTTGATTACCGAAGCATCGATTGGCGGTTCAGGGCCACGCAATAGAAAGTCAACTGGGTCAGATTGCTGGCGTGGATTCCATGTGAACCACAACTCACTATTGGGTTTGCGGATTGTTGGCCTAAGTAGGTCAAGGCTAGTTTGGCTTAAAGACTGTGCCTCTTCAACCCAAGCGCAGTCGTACCCTTCCAGCGATTTAATCGAGTCAGCGGTGTGGTTCTGCATACCTTGGAAAATAATCGCACCATCGCCCTTTTTGGACTTGATGACCGAATCCTGTACGGCAAAGTATGCGCCAGCGTTCATCGCCTCAATTTTGGTCTCTAGCAAACGCTTGACGGATTGATTCAAAGATTTCTGTATTTCACGCACACAAACGCTTCTGCGCTTTTGGTCGAGGATGTGGCCTTCAATCATTAACTCGGCAAATGTATGGGACTTGCCACTTCCTCGACCACCCCATGCGCCCTTGTAGCGGCTTGGCTCTAGCAACGGCACAGCCCACTCAGGGGTTGGTATTCTTAACACTCTGGTCATTTTTTTACAATTACACGCTCAATGCGATTGACAGAAAGTTCGCCTGCAATGTCAATTTTCTGAGGTGCATTAAAGCCATGCATTGCATTTATTTCTTTAATTGCACCTGTCATAGCCTGTGCATTCTGACCTTTTTCGGCTAATTGAAAGGCCTTAACCAAGGCTTTTATGCTCATTTCACGTGACCAGAGTGCCTTTTTTTCTAAACTCTCTTTAAGAACTGCAACCCTATGGGTGACCTCTGGGTTTGCCATGACTTTACTAGCACTGTCGTAAATGCTCTCAGGCTTTGTGCCTGCGCGTACATTGAAGGCATAACGATAGGCATCAGCCTGAGTCATTCCGTCTGCAATTGCTTGACAAAACTTTTCCTGTTTTGGAGTCATAGCATAACCTTTTTGAATTTTTCTGAAATAATTAAAGGTGCTGTAGCTCTCCAGTTAACCCTGTGATGAATCCTTGAATGCCCAGCATTGCCATTCTGAGGACTGGAGAGTTCAGCGACCTTAACGCAACTTGGAGCATATATGATGCTATAAAAAGTCTTTACATATGTGCCATTGTCAATATACAAGTCTGTCATGCCTCCGGCATTTGATTGCGTTACCTTTTGAACTAACTTTGCTCCAAGTATTGTGAGAAACAATAACCCTTTGCGCTGTTCATAAGTGTAAACATTTACATCTTCATTGATGCGACCCACAAATTTAAATGGTTTGTTAACATCACACACAAAGCTATTCATAGCTTTTCGCTTTGTACCGATGGTCTTTTTAGAATCACTGCCGCCTATGTGGTCTCCTCCCTGACTGATCGCAATACTAGCAAACGGTGTGACTTCTAAATAGTTAACTAAAAGTTTAAAAAGTTTATCTAGGTTTTTTATCCTACCGTACCCATATTTAGCTTCTTCATCAAAGCAGTATTCAAACCCTGTGTAGTCATCATCAAGTTGAATAAAGTATCTAAAACCCAAATCCTTAGCAATCTGAAAACTTGCATTTCTGGCGTAAATAACTCCACGAAGACTTTTAAAATTGTCTCCCACGTCAAACGTTTTGGATGCTGCTGCTTTATCAAAAACAACGACAGCATCACCATATCTTGCTTTGTATTCATTAATTTTTTGGTCTTCATTATCAATAACAATAATGATCTGACCTGTAAAGCCTTGATTTCTAAGTGCAAAATACGTATGCACACGGTCAGGCCTGCCATGAGTCAGGATCAAAGCGGCAAAATCACTCTGCATCAACTGTGCCTGTTTTGGGTTTGAATTTTCCTGCTTGTTTAAGCAAAGCCTGAGAAAGCTGAACAAAACCATTTTCTATGGCCTTATCGTAGTCGATGATGACTAAAGCGCTTCTCTCCATGAGGTCTTGCGTTGCTGAGTCTGCGTGAGCGTAAAACTCTGCTATGTTTTGAAAATCAAAAACAATATGGCGATCTGCAGCGGCAATCAAGAATTTGCGTACATCTGATGGCAGATCAACATCGGAAATTCGCAGTTTCAGTTCTGTGGCTTTAGTTTCGTCATAAAGGGAAGTTACTCTGGGCATTTCGCCTTTAGGAGTGTAAATAGGGGCTTCAATCTTGCGGCTGTAATTCTCGGAAAGTTGATCGTCTTGGTCTTTTATGGTCAAGTCGCCAAACATAGCCTGAGTAAGATCATCTCCAACAAATCCAGTTAACTCTAGGTTAAAGCCTGAGGCATCTAGTTCTCCAAGCTCAATTTTGAGCATTTCATTATCCCAGCCTGCATTAAGCGCCAGTTTGTTGTCAGCCAGCACATAAGCTCGTTTTTTTGCTTCACTCCAACCCTTTGCCACCATTACAGGAACTTCAGTCATGCCCAGCTTTTGCGCTGCCAATGTGCGCCCATGCCCAGCAATGATGCCGCCTTGTTCATCCACCAGCACTGGCGTGGTCCAACCCCACTCCTTTATGCTTGCCGCAATTTGCCCAACCTGTTCATCGCTGTGGGTGCGTGCGTTCCGTGCATAAGGGATAAGTTTGCTTATCTTCCACTTTTCCACCTTGTCTGCTGGGTTCATGCGATCTCCGTTGGTTTAGGTAAGTTTACAGGCCAATCGGCTTCAAGTGCTTTTATTGTTGCCTTATGAGCATCAGTCCACATTTTTTGCCGTTCTTCTTTGCTCAAGTCTTTGCCTTGATCAACCTCGTAATGGCATTTCAGGCAAAGTGCAGCCACTTGGTTGTCATCAGCCTTGATACCCCTGCCTTTGCCGCTACCCCAGTTTGTGTGTGCTGCTTGCACCATGTGACCTGACCCGCAGGCTTGACAGTCAAGACTTGCAACCATCTTCAGCAGTTTTTTGCTTCTGACGTATTCGTGTTTTGTTCTCAATTATTGTCTCCATTGTGGAAAACCTGTGCATATTGGCGCATTCCAGCCTGCGTCTGCGTGTGTTTCCTATTGATATTCTGGTCTCTTTGACTATTGTCCATGTCCCACATTCGGGGCATCTCATTGGTGCGCCCTGTCTTGCATCCTGTTTGTGGCTTCCCTTGTTCTAAATATCTCGATGTCCAGTCTTGCCGCCTCAATTTCCCAGCGCAAGGTCTCTTCTTTTTCGATTGCCGCGGCTAAACCTTTTAGTAATTGCAAATATGCTGGGTCTGCATACGCTTCTCGTTCCTGTGCATTTGCCGCTTCGTAACCCATTTCTAGTGCGTTTTTCATTAACAAGGCTTTTTTGGATTTTCTGAATTCATCAAGGTAAACCCTTTGCGCTTTTGCTTCACCATAAGCTGGGGCTTTGTCTCGTATAGTTTGGGCTGCTTCTTCAGGTTTCATTTTGCCTCCATAATTGCTACATCCACACCAGCCACCGCTGAATAGAGTTTTTTTATGTGCAAATCAACCACTTGGGTATCGTCCAAATAAATCACCCCGTTCATTGCGTCAAGAAAGCATTTCGCTACGTTATCAATGTCTGGCTTCTTGCTTGGGCGTTCAGAGCCAGCCAAACAAGCCTCTGTGCGCTTTTTTGAGTACGACTGAGGCACTGGTAGCCTGATGTATAAATAAACGCCTACAGGGATTTCTAGTGGCTTTTGTGCCCCCATTGCTTTACTGGCATACGCCTGAATTGCAGTTTCGTAGTCCAAAGTGGCTTGGTCGGTGTAAACCTTGGTGAACTTTCCATGGCGGCTGAATCTTGGCCTGCCTTTGCCTTTGGGTTCAAGTGGTACATCAAAGACGATTGACATCACGTTGTTTCTCCATCAATGCAATCAAGGTATCTAGACCAGCCTGCCCACGCCGCTTCTTTATACCCTCCTTCACCCCCTGCCACCAAGCCTGTGCTTGCTGTTTCCCTGTTTCCTTCACTTTCATGCGGTATCGGTGCAACCATTCTTTCGCCTCGGTCTGGCTCAAGGTCTCCAGCATCTTGCAACGCTCGGTTGATGTCAGCAAGGCTAAATTCTTGGCCTTCCCGTCTTCTGTCCAGTAAGGATTTGTAGTCATACATCAAAACACCTCATCATCTTGCCAATGCTGAACTGGAGGCTGCTTAAATGTTGCCGCCGCAATATCCCGTGCCGTAGCTGGCTTTTTGTCTGACCATTGGTGCTTTGAACATTTTGGGGCTTCAATTTTGACCGACCAAGGGTTTTGACAACCAGGCACTGAGCATTTGAGTTTTTCTAGTTCGTCCATTTCGCCCTCATTTCTTTGAGTTTCCTTTTAGCCTCGGCAACCACTTCGGGGTCAACAGGTTTTGGTTCATAAGCAATCTGCAGTTCATCCCGTGGGATGTTTGGCCCTGCATTGCAAAAGTCTCTAAACTTTATTGCGCTTGGCGGGTAATCCCCACTCAACCTACCAAAAGCGTAATCAAGGCTTGGCTTGTAAGTTAAGAACGTGCCTATCTGGTCTTTCCAAATCTGCCGCACAACCTCCAAATCCATACCCTCCCAATTACGATTAAATGCCTGACCATAAATTCCGCCAAGCATTACGAAAACGTAATCAAGACCTTGGTCAACATCAACAAAATCATCCTTTGAGTAATTTGACATTGCTACCTCCTCCAATAAGTCCACGAGTTAAGCCAGACATGACCGTTTGATTCATTTGCCCAGTTTTGGTTAAGTTTTGTTTTTCAATAACCCAATCAGCTTTAAATCCTCGCCAGCCCCGTGCTGCACATTCTGCCAATGCTTGCTCAAGTGTCCAGCCTGCTTTGCTGGCTTCTCGCTGTATTGACTTAATCACGGTTTCGGTAATTACTGCCCTGCTTGCTTTTCGTTGGGCAACAAATGATTCCCAAATTCCTGATGACACGCCATCAGGCGCTTGCATTTTCTTTGTCTCTTTCTCTTTATATGTCTCTGTCTCTGTCTCTGTCTCTGTCTCTAGACTATCGGCTTGATATCGTTCTGATATCGCGTTGATATCGTCTTGTTCCAACCAATGAGACAGCTTGTTTAAGCAATCAATAGTTTGCTTTTCTGTCATTCTTAAACGAAATGCAAGAGTTTTTGTTGCTGGTATGTTTCCATCTTCTTCACTTGCTATCAGCCATAACATCACAAGTACTTTGCTGGCTTGGGCATCTAATTCATGCCAATCAATGTCATCAAGCAAATCTCTGTACAACTTAACCCAAGGTGGTTTCCTATCCTTGAAATGCTGAAACTTGTTCCAGTTTTTGATTCTCATTTTTTGCCCAAAAAAAAGGGCTACACCTGCTGTCTCACCCTTGCGGATGTTGGCGGACTGGTGTAGTACCAGCAGACAGCATGTGTAACCCTACTACAATTAACGCCGCCAAGCGCTTCATAAAACTATACCACAAACCATTCGGGGCGCAAATCTTTCAACTGGCGCATTCTTAACTCAGGCACGGCTTTCCACAAACACACCGCCGCCCTAGAAATCTTCAATATCCTAGCAAGCTCACTCTGTGAGCCTGCCAACTGTACTAATTGTTGTTTGGTCATAAAGAAAGTGTAAAGCTTATTTAACAAAATAGCAACACTAGGGAAAACACCTAGAAAATAATTGCAAATAGTGCTTGACCTGTGGTTAAGTTTGCTTAACAATACATTCATGCCCCAGCAAATCGCATAGGGTCTTTTAGGAAAACAAAATGGCTGACGCAAAAAAAGATTTCGGCAAAGTTTCCCACCACACTTATTTTGACCCAATGGTTCACAGTACGGTGGATGATATGTGTTTTGTCTGCTTGCATGAGCTGGACTTACACGCAGAGGGCGAATACTGGCATCCAATTAAGGTGCGCCGTGACTTACTAAATTTTATTACCAAGCACGGTACTGATTACTACAAAAATGAAGCCCTGCGCCAATTCAATCTTGGCAAAGACAAGCGCAAAGAAGACAGTTACATCTAATCAACCCAAGGGGCGCAAGCCCCACAAAGGAAAAACCATGTTTGAAATTGAAAAGTACACCAAACCAACCAACTGGGCAAATGTTGCCCTTTGGGTTGTATCAGTTGCCGCCCTTGTGGTGGTTGTTCTCGACATTTTTTACTGGAGGGCTTAATTATGTATGACGGCGAAGAAGGCGAATTTTGCGAATGGATTGATTCAGTTGGCGAGGTCACAGTCCAGTGGACTTGGTGTGCCGGAGATGATTGGGAACTGGACGGGTTCTTTGATGTTTTTGTTTTTCAAGGCAAGAACGACATTACCTACGACATACCAAAAGATGAACTGGTGTGGTTAGAGGAACAAGTGCCACTCTATGCTGGATACGAGCCACCAAGCCGCCAGCGTGTCAGTCAGGTTATCAATGCGTATTACAACAAAACTTTTTAAAGGGTAAATCATGGAAACACCAATCGGAAAAAATATCGCCGCAGCATTTGTCAAGGCACAGCGCCAGTTCGGACCAGCGCTGAAAACCTCAACAAACCCGCATTTTCGTAGCAAATATGCTGACCTATCAAACTGCATTGAGGCTGTGATTGATGCCTTAAATGCCAATGGCATCGGTCTTATGCAGCGCACCTACGAATCAAAAGACGGGGTGATGGTGGAGACAATTTTTGTCCACGAATCGGGCGAGGTTATGGAGTGCGGTTTGCTTCATGTTCCAGCCGCCAAGCAAGACCCGCAGGGTTATGGTTCTGCACTGACTTATGCTAGGCGCTACAGCCTGCTGGCAGCAACTGGGTTAGCACCTGAAGATGATGATGGCAACAGCGCCAGCCGCCGCACCGAAATCAAGTCCACAGTAGATGAGCACAAGATTGCTGACTTGTTGGCTGCAATGGATGAAGTCACCACACTCAAAGAACTTCAGGAAACCTACAAAGCAGCCTACAAAGCAACCAATGGCGAACAGGCATGGCAGACCAAAGTCATTGCCAAAAAAGATGCTAAAAAGGCACAGATTGAAGGTGGCAAATAATGGAACAGGGAACGATTGAATGGTTTGCCGCCCGATGCGGCAAGGTCACCGCCAGTAGGGTGGCAGACATTATTGCCAAAACCAAAACTGGTTTCAGCACCAGTAGAGACAATTACATGGCGCAGCTTGTCTGTGAACGGATGACAGGCAAGCCAGCAGAGTCATTTAGCAACTCAGCCATGCAGTGGGGTACAGATACCGAACCCTTTGCCCGAGCCGCTTACGAGGCCAAGGTGGACATTTTGGTATCTGAGGTAGGGTTCATAGACCACCCATGGATAACGATGTCTGGCGCATCGCCTGATGGCTTGGCGGGTGATGGCTTGGTGGAAATCAAATGCCCCAACACCGCAACCCACATTGCAACCTTGCTTGACCAAAAAGTGCCTGAAAAGTACATCACTCAAATGATGTGGCAGATGGCTTGCACAGAACGCCCTTGGTGCGACTTTGTAAGTTTTGACCCTCGGTTGCCCGAGAAACATCAGCTATTCATCAAGCGTATTAACTATGACCACGAAATGGTTAATTTGCTTGAGAATTCAGTCATCCAGTTTTTGGGTGATGTAGACCTGAAAATCCAACAACTTGAAAGCCTTGAATGAAAAAAATAAAAGATATAACCGTGGTTACTGGCTCGTACACCAATAAAAATGGCGAGGAAAAGAAACGCTACCAAAACATTGGTTCAGTTTTTGAAGATAACGGCAACCTAAAAATCAAGCTGGATGTGATGCCCCTGCCCAAAGGCGGTTGGGATGGTTGGGCAAACTGCTACGACCCCAAGCCTTACGAAGGCAAACAAGCAAAGGAGTCTGAAGATGACATACCTTTTTAAAAGAGCAAGGTCGCTTGACCCAGTGACCAGCCACGCCGCAGCAGACCAAGCACAAGACTTGGCGCGGCTGCATGGTGGGTTGATTGTGGTTTGTCTCCAGCGCTTCGGCGCTAGGGGCAAGGATGGCATTGCTGAGTTAACTGGACTGGATGGACACCAAGTCGCAAGGCGCTTGCCTGAATTAGCCAAGATCGGCTTGGTGGAGTTAACTGGTCGGGTCACCAAGTCAAAGTCAGGCAGGGCAGAACGGGAATGGCGTTTTGTGCCTGTTCAGCGGGAGTTGATATGACTTGCCCACCATGCACCAATGACTGCAACGAAAGTAGAGATTGCCCTGCAAAAAATAAACAAATGAAACCATACGGATATGTTTGGACAAAAGACAAACATTCACCTATGTTTTTTTGGACAGAATCTTCCGCAAAAGAAATTCTAAATAGTTTTGGCGGCGAAGTTGTGCCTGTGTTTAAATGATTGGCCGACTGCTGGTTGCTTCGCTTTGCGCTTGG